GATCACCTAAATAGTTTTAAAGGCCGCCGAGTTTAGGTCTGGCAGCCTTGACAACAAGTGGAGCTAATATGTCATCATTCGTACGCGAAGCAAGGTAATCCGCGACGCTCGAAGGAATATTTAACAACATATTCCTCGTACGTGCGTGATCCGCGTGCGAAGTAATCGTACAGCTCCATTATCGTCGAAATCTTCGGTAAACTAACGAAGTACCCACCCATGAGGTCATCATCAAAAGCTCCCATCTGGCTAAGATATTCGAACTGTTGACGATTGAGTGAGATTGGATCTGGGCTTAAACTCTTCAAGTAACTGAAGTAGTTCAAGATATGATTCTCAAGGACAGGATTGAAGAAAGAATTTACGTAGTACGATAGTGTACGCAACTTCTCCCAATTAATCGAATTGCGCCCAAACTCAGGGCACATGAGATGCTCAAGTACGTCCTGAGTTCTCTTAACTGGGTGTCCATCCTCATGAAAATACAATGATAGGAACTGAGCATGCAGATTCCATTCGCCACGAAGAATAGATGCATCAGTCATATACAATGTATTACATGTGAAGGACTTCTTCACCGAAACAGTGACACCATACCTGCTATTGACCATGATGGAAATCTGTTCCAAGGTCAACAATGTGTCACCACCCCACGCACTACTAGCCTCACATGAAATCGGAATTTCAATGAGGTTGGGCACGCCATCCTTAAAGTACGCAATGATGCTGTCATCACCAAATACGTAGATACGATAAAATCTTGGGTCCAGGACGCTACCCAAGATGATATAATTACAGACCGACCCAATTATCGATGTCCATGGGTCACCAGAAGCTACTCCTGCCAATTTCTGGAGTATCTCGCCGGTTGGGTAAGCAATTAATGTCTCAACTAGATTATTGTACATATAATCCCAGTAGTTACTGTCATAAGCCGTAGCCGGCACAAAACTTTTCTTTACAAAGTTGAATGCAGTACGTATTAACCAGCCTGGCAGTGATTGGTCGAAACCACTGAAGTCTATCATCGTGTAGGTCGTCGCACCCTTAAGATAGTTGCCGAGCCTGCGCCAACAACCATGATAAGGGCCGATACCCACCATTATTCCACCAATATCCTGGCGGAAATTTCGCAAAATCCTCGTGTAGGACTTAGATGCGAGTGATGCGAAGAGATGATAGTCTAGATCGGGCATTAGAATAAGACGACCCTCCTTCTTACCTGTCCTGTGCCGAACATCCACTATCTTCCCCCTACATCCTATTTTACAAATACTCTGACCTGGCAGAGCACCGCTATTTTCAAATTCTTTCATTATCTCCGTCACTCGCGGTACGGCCAAATGCCATGCGTCTTCCTTACTGTTAAACCCTGCCGCCCGGTATGCAATACCGGGGAATGTCCTACCAACCTTGATGCTCACCAATCGGGTTAACGAAAACCACCCTGAAATAGGGGCACTCTTATAATCCAGAACATGTCCCAGCACGCACACAGCCGCCGACATGTCCAAGGTCACAGAGGGCCTCTCAATCAGAGTATTCTTCGTGAACCCCATCAGATGTTCATCAATGTCAGACATCTCGGGTGGACGATACTCAAGATATTTATAGTCTGGCAGTTCCTTACAAATAAGGTTATCGATTTCATTTGTATACTCCTCGTACCACGCTGAATTGGCAGTCTCGGGTTGTTGGTGGCGGTAAATTAACTTTGAAGATTTTCCGTGGAGTCTCAGACCACGGAACTTCCTCCTAAACTGCCTGGAGGCACTCTTCTTCTTTAATTCAGATGAATGGATACTATAATCCGGCAACCTAAAATCAGGGCGTGACTCAGACCTAATGGTCGTCATAGTACGCACTGATTCTATATCCCCTTCATCAATTACACCGCCACGAACGCCTAGTTGTCCTAGACCCCCGATCCAAAATCCATCGCGTCGTCCTCATCAGCACGACTAGGTGTAGATTCACTAGCGAAATCCATTCCATTCGTCGTACTGTCATCAGACGGTACTGTCCTCCTCCCGGGCTCACGTCTCCTAACTGAGACGGTCTTGAACCCCATAGCGACGGACTCCGAAGGGTCCTTTACAACGTAATTCTTATCAAGCTCCAACAGTTCTTTGTCCCTTGCAATAATAATATTACGGACGTCGTCCCCTGCTGCCTTATACTCCTTGCGTAGCGACTCTTGTCTCTCAGTCGCCTCAGCAATTTGCGCCTTCCAATACTTATTCCTCATCACAAAACGAGAATCACGACCGGCTGTGATCGGGTTCATGCAATTCGAAAGTCCTTCACGTATCTTTCTCCATAACGCGCTCAACTTAGATCTCGTCCCCGAAGATGCCTTTGCTACTTCGAGTTGCCTTCTAGTAGGCATCACACCTTTAAAAAGGGCCCAACATGCGCCCAGAACGTCGTCCGGTGGTGCATATAGCAGTAGCATCTTACAGTCATAATGGCATATCAGGTCACCGCCGGCAATCGTTCCTTTAGCCTCGGTACGCCATGTGTCACCCATCATTCCTGTTTTTCTAGTCGGTATCGAGACCTTTCTAAGTAAAGGCTTCTTCTTGTTAGCTGTCTTAAGAAAAGATGAATCGCCACGAAACATCCCTCCAATCTCTTTCTTGGTATACGGGTCTGAGTAAAGTACTAGGCGAGGCCTAACAATTTCCCAGAACATACGAATACCGGCATCGACAATTGGACGCTGTGCACCTGCAATTTCCCACGTTTTCGGGAAAGGCTTTCTTGGGTCGAAGTGTTGTCCATTGACTATACCTCCGACCATCTCTAATCTCCTCGCATCATCCATTACTCGCATAGTTTCTAATTGAGCAAAGCGAATGACATCCTGGATGGTACCTTCCACAACCCCAACGCACGCATCAAGCGGGTCATTACCTAATGAACCGCCGTACGCCGTCGTGAATGTGGTAGCACCAATAACACTATCTTCACCTACTGGTTTATCTTTTACACTAATAAAATATTTTACCAAACCCTCTCGGATCTGGTGGGCTAAAGCTTATCAAACTCGCACACTTATAAAATTTCGCTGTTGACAGACAAGTACTATTGTACCATCACTGTCTAGTTCCACTATCGAACACTGTAACGTGCCGAGAAATGTCGAACAAGGACTGGAAACCCATTCAGGGGCCGCTCTCGATTCTATGCCGATTGCAGTGTCCTAATCTACCGGAGCAAGATCAAACTTAACAGCGAGGGTAGTACAATGTCTCCAAAGTAGACTCGCACTGTATAGTTGCATAACTCCAGTGTATCATCACGCCTTCCCGTACCTGCCATTCCACTTCCACGTTCGATTTCACCACGTATAAAATACGCGCATCCGGACGTTTATTAAAGATAGGAAAAACAACGTCTGTGTAGGTTTGGGGACTTACGCCACAGGCTGGGTCGTGACTGGTCTCAATAGACCAAATAATAATAATACGCACTACTGAATACGTATACATCAATATCATTATGATAAAATGTTGTGAGCATGATATTGACGGGGGAACGGATGTACGCACCCACCAATAAATTTAAGCCGAACACTGGTAACGTATAAACCATTTATCATGTATCATATGATATAATAACGCTTTCCGCTCGGCAAGAAAGCCTTCCCGATACTCCACCGGGAACGCTTAAGGAACTGAAATTATCGCTAATTCCACTCACACAAACTTTGGATCAAACCACAAGTAAAAC